TCTTAAATAGAAGCTTGTATATTAGTAGATGGAGTATTTATAAATGGAGCTTGGAATCTAGGTGTAAATGAATGTATTGGTATTATATTTAAACTTACATCTATCATTCTTGGTAATTGTCCTACATATGCTGGGTCTTCTTCTCTAATAATATATCCTTCATCATCACTATTTATATCCCATCCAGCTTCAAATGATGGTTTTAAACCTACACTTTCAATAATACAAGGAACAGAATTTAAATAATTACCTACAGTTATATTAACAAAATTACCTCTCATATATCCCGCGCCTGAGTATGATGGAGCTGTTATGCCAGCTAAATAATTTAATTTTTGGTAAATTGGTTTCATTTCAACTCTTGAGTGAGCATATACAGTGAATGATAATGAAATTGTTCTAGAGAAGCCAGTATATTTGTAAAAGTTTTCAGCTCTTCCTACATATTTGTAAGAATCCCATTCTGCTTTATAGTCATCCCCAAATTCATTAAGATATGCTCTAAAAAATAACCAAAAGTTTTCAGTATCAGTAGTTGCGTTATTATTATTAATTTCAAAGAAAAATCTAACTAGATCTGTGTTTTTTAAATCCTCAATAATATTTGCATCACTTCCATTACTGCCTGTTTTTTGTAAAACATATTGTTCTTGAATATTATCTATAGAGTAACTTTCATTACTTAATCTAGTATAACTTTTTTTATAAACAGTTTCAGCTGTTCTATATGTATTTTCTCTATTAAAAGTTTTAATATTAGGATATGGTGGTGGGACAGGTTTTCCATCTTTTGAAACATTATAATGAGGAGTTAAGAATGAAAGAACAGTTGTACCAGTTTGATTGATAGTTTTTGTATTATCATCAAAAGTCTGTATTTTAGGTATATTTTGGAGAAGATTGTTATTTAAATTATTATTAACTTTATTACCAGTTTCGTTTGAGTACTTATCTGTAGCTTCTGTTAATTTATCTGATGTTATAAGTCCACCATCTCCTTTATATTTACCAGTCTTAAAAGTATTAGGATGTTCTAATATTGTTTTACTAGGTTTACTAGCAGATGTATAATTTGTAGCTATAACTGATCCAGATGTATATACCCAATTAACATTACTTGAACTTACACCTGTTGGTCTTAAATAATCAGGATTAGATTTTAGTAATCCATTATTTAAATTAAAAGTATTATCAATCCTATCTTCAGGTTTATTAACAGATGTGTCTCTACTGTTTACAACTGAACCTGAAGGGTATATCCAATTGACATTAGCTGAGTTTACTCCTGTTGGTCTTAGGTAATTAAGGTCTGTTTTTAATAACCCATTATTTAGATTAAACTTACTCTTATCACCCCTACCAGAATTAGGTGGTATGTTAGTTGAAGTATTTCGGTTTAATATGGTGTCTACACTATCATTAGGGTAGAATGCGTCTGAGTATCCTTCTAAGTCTAACTCCGATATAGTTGTGTTAGATACTCCATTACTATATGAAGGATCATAAACCCAATTAACATTTGGGGCACCAAGGTAAGTTAAATAGTTTTTATTAGCTATATCAGTACCACCAAACCTAAGACCAAATATTGTTCTATCTTTAGGTAAATCTACAGTACGAGTAGGGTTTTGGATTCTAATATTAGTTATACCTAATCCTAATGGAGCATTAGGACCACCAGGGTAAGATAATAATATACCACTACCAGCTAAATTTGTTACACCAAAAGGATTAATAGATAAAGAACCTAATGGTTTTTTCTCTATCTTAGCAGTGTATGCTATAGTTAATCTATTTTCATATCCCTCTCCTGGTAAGAATTGGAATGTTGGATCTACACCAAATCCTCTTGTCGCATAATAATAACCATATCTTCCACCATTAAAATATGATGGTTCAGTATTGTTTAATCCTTGTTTATTAAAATGAAAACCTAAAGAATTTAAACCAACTTGAGCTAATGTTCCTAATGGGTTATAAATTCTATTAATATTAACTAATTTAGGATTTTGTCTTTCTAATAATTCTTGTTTGATAGTAAATAACACTCCATTAGGAGTTTTTGTATCAGTAAAAAATTTAGATAATCTTTTTACATCCTGGAATGAATTAACAGGGTTTAAATATCCATTACGTAGCAAGAAATCTGCTGGCGTTGGAGCAAAACCCTCAGGTATGGAAGTGGTAATGTAAGGTTGGTTACTTGAACCACCTCCTCTTTGATCATTACCATATCTGAGAGATTTAAGATCAGTTCTTAAATCAATTAATCCCATTATCCTGGTAAGTTATTGATATACTGTGTTGGAGTTTGTCCGTCTAGATCTAATTGAGATCCTACTAATGAAGCTGGGTCTAAAACTGATACTTGTTGGTTGTAAGTAGTTGGAGTTTGGCCATCAGTATTTGTTAATATTGATCCTTGTGTTATTAATTTGTCTAGTAATCCCATGATTTTATGTTTTAAAGGTTTATTATAAATATTAACTATTATTGAACTTGAACAGAGCCTATATTCAATGCTGTTCCTACTTTTGTAGAATCCATATATACATCACTACTTTTATTTAATATTTGCATAAGTACATTTTCTACAGCCATTAATCTTTCTACCACAGGTTGCATATTAATTGATGGAGATGATGATTGTTGGGGTTGACCTTTCTTTTTTCCTCCTAAATCAGTTCCCGCTATAACAGTGTCTTTATCATTTAATGCTATTGCTCCTTCAGGTGATAATAAAGTCCGTTTACCATATCCTGGGGATACAACGTCATCTCCTTTACTAAATTTAGCTACTAAACCAGCGGCTAAAGCCCCAGCAACTCCTCCTAATACAAAAGGTAAAATTAAGTTTGCTGGGAATGGTGCTTTAGTACCTGCGTTAAACATACCTAATACAAATTGACCAGCTTGTCTCATTAATCCAGCTAATGCCTTTCTGTTACCGGCTGCAGCTATAGCATTTCCAGTTATCCCTAAAGCATTACCTACACTTTTCATAATATTTCTAGCGTAAATTATAGCATTAGTTGCTTTTTCTACAAGAAAATCTTTAGCTCTTATAGCTGCTCCTTTTATTTGCCCAAGTAAAGCTTGTTTATCAAAACTTAATCCAAGTTTTTTCTGTATATTATCTTTTATTGTAATTAAAAGACCTTTTTCTTTAATTAGTTTCTTTTTTGTTTCATCAGCTATAAAATCTTTGCCAAGCATGCTTGTAATTTTAGCTTGAGCAATAGCTTGTTTATCTGTTATTAAACCTAATTTTTTAGCAGCATTAGTTAATATTGTTCTTCTATAGATCATATCCCCTGCAAACTGCAGTGCTTTATAACCTATAACTATTAATCCAACATATTTAGCTATAGGGATTAAGAATTTTAACATTTGTCCTAATCCCCCAACTATTGGACCTATTACTTTAAATATTCCTGCAAAAGCGTCTACTATTGGCATTAATGGTTCAGCTATTGAAATAAATATTTCTTTAAGTTTTTCAATAGCAGCGGCAAATCTTTCTTGAACATTTTGACCTGCATACATGTTAGCTAAATTTTCGTCTCCTAAACGTTTTTTAGCTTCTTCCATTCCAACTTCTTTAACTAAATTATCAAAACGTTCTTTAGCTGTTTTTCCTTCAACACCAGATAATTTAGCCATAGCTTCTCTTTCTAATAAAGATTGAGCTAAGTCTTCTCGAGTCATTCCAACAGATTTAGCTAATGCTTCTTGTTGAATAACATTCATTTTAGTAAAATCAGCTGCTGTTCCAGTTTGTTTAGCTATTTCTGAGGCTACAGTTGCTATGTCTCCATTTAAAGCAGCTAATCTAGCTTTTTCTAAATTAAGTTCTTTACCTGTTAATAATTCAGCTTCTAATTCAGCTGAAATACTGTCTTCAAATTGAAGAAGAGAACTAGAAATGGCTTCAACTTTTTCTAAACTAGCACCTAATGCTTTAGACTCAACAACTGCTTTAGCTAATTCTTCAGGTTGTCCACCTAATGTTAATAAAGTAGCTTTAGATATATGTTGTATATCCTCTAGTATTTGTTTTTCATTTAAAGCTAAACCTTTAGAAGCAGCTAAAGCAGCCGCTTGACCTAAAAATTCTGAGGTAGATGCTTCAACTTCTTTTCCAGTTAATACTGTAGTGCTAAATAAAGCTTTAGCTGCTTCAGTTGTTACTCCTGCTTCTTTTGTTAGTCTAGTATATGATTCTAAAGCTTCAGTACTTATATTAGCAAATGTTCCAAATTGGTTATTTAATTCAGTAAAAGCTTCTGTTAAACCCGCAGTAGTAACATTTAATAAATAAGATTTATTAGCAGCAGTGTTTAATGAATCTGATATTCCTAAGGCTGCTTCATATGATATACCAAAATTTTTAGCTAATTTGCCAGTCTCATTGTCTACAACTGTGAATGCACTTATAATTTGATCAACAAGAAATGCGCTAATAGCTAAAGGATCTTTTAGATTTTCAATAAGTGAACTACCTATTGAACCAATTCCAGCTTTTAACACTTTAAATTTGTTAGCAAATGAATTAGCATCTCCACCAGCTTCTTGAATTTCTTTAGCTAATTCTTTCATTTTTTCATTAGCTTCATCTAAACCAAGTTTAGTAGCTAAATCTGTAAATCCTAATCCACTTAAAGCTGAGCTTAAACCTTGGGCTGCTGCTCCACCTAAACCAAGAAGTTTATCAACTCCTTTTACTTCCTCGCTTACTCTTTTTAATGTTGATGTTAAACCATGATATAATTCATCTTGTTCAGCTACAAGTCCATTTATGTTAGCTTGAGCTGCTAAAGTTTGTTTATGTTCTTTTTGGAGTTTTTTTAATTCAAATGCTTCTTCTCTACTAAGACCAATTATTCTTCTTTGATTAATTAATCTTTGAATATCTACTCCTAACTCTGCTCTTCTAGTGTCTAATAAATCTTTAGCATTTTCAAGTCTTAATTTTTCTTCTTTAGCTTTTATCTTTAGCTTTTCAATTTCTTTAGAAGATAAATCTGATATTCCTCTTTGATAACTTTGGAGTTTATCAGCTATAGAAGCTAATCCTTTGTATCCTTTTACAGATTCTTTTATACCTTGGTTTTGTAAGGTAATTTCTTGAACTATATTTTTAAAACCATTAGCAGCGTATGAAATATCAGCTGTGACTTCATTCCATTCCTGGCTTAATGATGCAAATAAAGATTTAATAGTGCCAGCATTTTTTTCTAAATCTTTTAAGCTAGTAGTATTAATATTCTTTTTAAGGTCAGCAGATAATTTTTCTATCTGTTTTAGTAAACCTGCTAATTCTTTTGCTTCTTCTTTAGATAATGCCATAATTTAGGTATATATGATAAATATTAAATAAATAAGGAATTAATATTTAGGTGTTTTACCTAACTTACCTTTAAAATGCGATGGTAATTCAACTTTTCCATCTTTAATATTACTAGTTTGAGAACCTAAATCTTCATTTTGTGATTCATTTTGTTTTTCATAATGTTCTTGTAACTTATGAAAAGTAAACTTACGAAGCCAAGTAGGCATATTATAAACTGTAGTCCAGTCATAACCACCTTGACCATGAAAAACAATTTCATGAATTTGAGTAAATAAGTTAGATCTAACTATAGGAATTACTTCAGATGTCAGGCCAAAAAAAGCTAAGTCCAACTGGAATTGAAACTTTGTCATTGCTCCCTTCGGGAAAAAAGGTCAGATCTACGTCTGGTTGTACCTCCTTTATATGCTCCCTTAATGCTCTGGAGTCACGAGCTAGTAATTGTTGGTCAACAAAATTTCTAATATCTTTAGAATCTCGATTACCCCCAACTGAGGTGATAAGATATTTTAATCGAGTAGATATTTCTGGTGATGAGTTTTTGTTTATTTTCTTTAATCCTTCTAATTCAGCATTAATTTTCTTTTCATCAGCTCCTGTTAGTAATTTAAATGTTATTTCAGTTCCTGTTGATGGTAAAGTAAAATTAAATTCATTTATTCCTTTTTTAAATGATTTAGCTTCAATAGGTTTATTTTCAATAGTAGTTAGGTCAATATTATATTCTTCACCATCCCATTCAAATTTATAATCCTTACCATATCCTAAAATACGAGCAGCTACTAATAAGGCGTTTTTATCGCCTACTACTAGATCTTCATAATTTATATTAGATACAATAAGCGATTTGATTAACTCATCTAAAACCGTACCTTTATTAATATAGTTTTGGTTAGTTAATATATCTTCTTCACGAGCGGTCATGTATTTCATTTCAATCTTTCCGCTTGATAAAGGAGATGATTCAGGGTAGATTAAACCTTGTGAAGGTAAGTCAACAGTTTCTGTTGGGGTTGTGAATTTATTTTCCATATCTTTTATTAGTTATAACTTTAATGTCATATATAAATATATAAAGAAAAAAGAAGCTCGCAAAGATTGCGAGCTCTTTTAAAATATAATTTCTGGATTAGAAGTTTAATACGCAGTAATCAACAGCTACTGTCATTGTGAGGTTAACTGCTGTGTTTTCAGTATCCCAGTTGTAATCACCGAAGTTAGCTTCTGTTATAAATGCGCCTTTTAAGATCCATTCTCCTACAATATCACCAACAGGTCCTAAAACATCTATTACTAAGTCCTTTTTATAGAAATCAGAATATCCATCTCTACCTGTTACTGATTCATGATGTAAACGAACCCATTCCATTACCGATTGAGCACCTGATGGGGTGATTGGATCGAATAATGTCATTTGAATGTTACCCCAAGTAGTTTTACCTTTAACTTTTCTATATACGTTAATATGGTTTAATGTTACTTCACCTTGAGTCAACGTTACAGCGTTTACTCCTTTGATTAGGTAACTAGGTACTCCATCCATATAAAGAATGAATCTGTTAGCCTGTTTTGGTTCAAAGGCTGTGAAAAATATTTCGTTTGCGTCTAATATTGCCATGTCTTTTTATTTATTATAAATATCTATATAATTAGTTTTTATACTGGGAAAGTTGCTCCAGTTGGTGTAATATTGAAATCTAAGTAAATAAATTCAGCAGTTTTAGTAGGTTGTAAATAAATTTGTCCTACCATTTGATTTTGATCAATTACTGTTGCTGTGTTATTACTATCATCCATCACTACTTTAAACGCATACAATCCTTGTCTTTGTTGAACACTTTCTAAGTATGGGTTAACTTGGCTTAAGAATTGATTTCTTGTAGCAATTGTATTTTGTTCAAATACTAAGTTATTAGCTACTTGAGAAATATATGACTTAAGAGCAATTAACAAACGACGAACATTTACACGATCTAAAGCTGATGCTTGAGTTTGTAATGTTTTCTGTCCGTATACTACTACTCCAGTTCCTGGGAATGAAGCGATTGGGTTTACTTTTCCGCTGTATAAAGCATCTCTATCACCTTGTGCTAAACGTCTTTCAGCTCTAATTACAGTGCTTAATCCACCTCTGTTTATACCTGCTGGTGCGAACCATGGCTCAGAAACACTATCATTATAAGCATATACTCCAGCAATTACTGTTGAAGCTGGTACCCAAACGTTTTGTCCACTATCTGGATCTTGTACTTGACACCATGGCCAGTAAGTAGCAGCATATGAACTATTTCTTGTAGCAGCCTGTCCAGTTACATCACTTACTAATTTACCATAAGCAACCATATCAGCTACTAAGATATTATCACCACGATTTTGAGTGTTTGTTAATGCTGTAGTGATAGTACTAGTATAATCTTGATTGTAAATACCTGGCATTAATAATACATTGTACTTATAATCATCTTGGTTAGCTAATAATTTTAAACTAGATGTATAACTACTACCTACTAAACCTTGAGTATTTGTGCTATTAATATTTTGGTAGAAATTAGCTCCTCCAATTATAGATCCAACAGCACCACCAAATGATCCACTTCCAACTATTGGTAGCAAACCAGTATATATTGGATTTGGTGTTCCATCATTTTGGAAGTAATTTGGGGTAGTATAATTAACTGATTTCACTCGAACATAATTTGAACGATTAGGGAAACTACCAGTTAATTGTAAATAAGCTGTTTGAGTACTGGTGTCAGTTTGATATGAGTATTTATAATCACCTATTACTTTAGCTACATAATTGGAAGCAAATGGGTCCAATGATAAACCAGCATATGTTTCTAAAACTGTAGGATTTAAGTTAGTGTCATTACCTTGACGAATTATTAAATCAAATGTTCCAGAAGAAGTACTTGAAGCAACAATTTGCCATCTTAAGTTATCGACTGATCCACTAGTTAATGATCCACTGATTTCAGGGCTAGCACTATTTGCTACTGCTCCTTCAGTTAATGTTTCTAATTCAAATACTGGGGTAGTGGCTGTACTTGAACTTCCAATTAAACTACTTGTAGCTGGTGTATAAGTTCCATTTACTACACGAGTTACTAATAATGAAGTTCCTCCATTAGCAAAATAATTATAAGCTGCTATAGAAGTAAAATAAGTGTAAGTACTGCTGTTACTACCGCTAGTAAAAGTTGTACCAAATTGTTGTTGGTACTGGGAGTAAGAGGTAACTACTGTAGGTATACCTACTCGTCCTTTCACTGTTGGACCTAAGATAGCTGCTCCTACAGTTATTGGACCTTGAGATACAAATGAAGTGTCATTTTCTCTTGCTAATACTCCTGGTGATATTAAAGTTTCTGCCATGGTTTACGTTATGTTTGTTTTAATTATAAATATCTTAAAAAACGTCAAAATCATGAAACCGGGATAAACTCTCCTTTTTCTAAATCAATATTTCCATCACCATATTTTTCTTGAAGTTCTTTAGCTATTTTAGTTTCGTCTTCAATTTGTTTTTGAAGTTGTGATTTAAGAGTTTGTTTATCTAATTCTAAAAGTTGGATACGATACTCTACTGTTCCTAATGCTTGAACCAAGTTAGATTGGTTAGTTTGAATTGTCTTTAAAGATTGAATTTCTTCTTGTGTTAAAACTTTGTTTTCCATAAAATTATTTTTTTTTATTATTTTATTATAAATATCACGAAGGGGTTGGTAAGTTATTAATATCTGAGATTGTCTCTGAAAAAACTGTTAATTTATTTCTATCTGAGAATTTCTTTATTGAGTTTAAATCTTTTTGTATAGTGTCAGGTATAATATAACCATACATTTTAAGTGTAAAAGTACTTTTAACCATCCTTTCAGCATTATCTGATAATTCAATAGTTGTAGGGAATGAGTCAACATTTGTTTTAAATTTAAAACGTTCAGGATCACCCCAATAAGCATCAGAAGCGTACTCTACTGCTTCAATTATTTTATTTAATTGGTCCATATAATAAGTAAACACAGCGCATTCATATGTTACTGTTAAATAATCAGGTACTACTGTAGCATATAATGTTTGTTCTGGCTTAATCCCGTTTAAAATATTAAATTTACTATAAGCATTTTGTTGACTATATTTTTTACCTGTAACCGCTATATTATTAGGGTGATTAGCATCTAATTTGTTTGCTACACTTCTATTTTTGTCAATGTTATTTCTTTTAAACATTAATAGTGGAGCCATTATTCTACCATTTAAATCTCTATAATATCCATCGATTTGAAATGATTTCCATTTTTCAGGTGAACCATAGATAACAGGTACTGGTATTAATTCTCCATTTTGTTTAACTGTTGGTCTAATAACATTTTGAAAATAATACATTATCGCCCAGTCTAGATCTTCTAAACCAATTGAAAATGGTTTTACAGTATCATCTTTAAAAGATGTTTGGGTAGCTCTATCAATACCATTAGCATTATTAGGATTACCAGTAGGAGCAAACCCAGGACCACCTGGTGTTAATGGCTCTTGTTGGGAAACACTTATTTCTCTTTGTGTTTTAGGTGTTACTTTTCTTTGTTTAGCCATTATAATCTTTGTTTAATAATATTAATACGATCTGCTGGTATGTAGTGTGTTTCACAGACTACACTTACATTATATCCAAAGTCTTGTAAATTTGGATTTAATGGATTTTGAGCATATGGGTAATCAGGATCTTTACCCGCAAAGAATTGTTTAATATTTGTATTATCAATTTCAAAATAAGATTCTTGATATAATAATACATCTCCTACTTCAGGATGAACATTAGTATCTACTAAATCATCTCTTAAAAAGGCTGCTCTAATACTCCAGTTAAAGTCAACACCAAATTCATTTGTAGGGCTTGTATTATCATTTACAGTAATTAGAGCATTTAACAATATTGGGCCATCAAAGAATTTACCACCTGACGCTTCTCCATACATGTTTACTTTAGTTTTATCTAAAACATACTTATAGAATGCAATTTGTTGGGTAATAACATCCCCCATCAACTCTCGGTTGATTTTTCTAAACATTGATATGTCCCTTGCGGATCCGAATATAGCCATTATCCTATAAATATAGTCATTGGTACATTATTAATTTCTTGTCTTCTAAAATCACTTTCTTGTGCTCTTCTTTCTAATTGAGATCGTTTAGACATATCTCCTAAATATGCTCTTAATCTTTCAATTAAAGCAGCTTTATCAGCAGTAGCTGAGGCTAACAAATCCGCTTGATTTAAAGTCATATTTTGCTCAGGAATAGGGACAGTAGAGTATTTACCTCTAACATACCCTAACATTTCCTTACATAATGCTAAACAATATTCAAATATCCATTGACGTCCAATAGAATTAATTAAACTATATGTTGGGTTAGTGTAAGGAGCATTTGAAGGGTTTGTTACTAAATAAGTAGGATCATTAGCGCTTCCACTTGGTTGAGCAATACTATTATTTATTCTATCTTGTACTTTAATATATTCAAACCATAAAAATCCTTCTCTAGTATCACTATCTGATGGTATAGGGAATATAGTTATTTTATTATTTATAATATTGAATGTGTAAGCAGATAAGCGAATTGTATTACTTAATTCTATACCTTGAATTACAGCAGCATCATATGCTACAGGCATCATTAAATATCCACCTCCGTATCCTCCACCATACATTCCACCATATAAACCAGAAGCTGGTACTCCCCCTAAACCTGCAAATCCTCCAAATGGAGCATACATTT